CTTTTTGGTTGTTGTTTTGGGCGGTTTTGGTGGGAACGATGCTGCATAGCTGCTCTAAGCCGGTGGTGTCGGCGGCGAAGTTGGAAATGTCGCGCCGCGAGCGGATGGCGGATTTGGAGGCTCAAGCTTTGGGCGAGCAATACGAGTCGATGAGTACGGAGGAAAAAATGAAAGGGATTGTTTATGAGCGATAAGCCATTGAGCCCTACGGCGAAACAAGAGGCTTTGGATCGGGTGGTCAAGGAAATCCGCGCGAAATATGGCGATAAGGCGATTGTGAAAGGATGTGTGAAATGAGTTTTGGACGACGTAATACGGATTGGCAGGCTTGGGGACAACACCGCAGGCGTGCGACGGCGCGAATGGCGCAAAAAAACAGAGAGCGCGAAATTGAGGAATATCAGGCGCGTTTCAGACGGCCTGCCGAGAAGAAGGAGGAGAAAAAATGATTTGGTTTGTTGTCGGATTGGCGGTGTTGGTGCTGCTGGGGATTTGGCTTGAAATGCTGGCCCGAATCGTCGTGTTGCACATGATAGGTGAAGGCCATGACGGGTATGACGACAATTAAAACGGTAAGCCGTTGATGTTGCTCTATATTTTTTTGCCTTGTTGAAAATATAAGGTATTGATTTAAAAGGATTTAAGAAATGAATCAAAAAGAAATTGCAGAATGGATCGAAGACCGTGGCGAGCTGATGTTGATGAAGAAGGACGGCGAGGGATTTGTGATTGCTGCGCGGTCGCCGGACGGGATGTGGAAGACTGCCGAGGCGGAAACTTTGGCTCGGGCGATAACTTTATGGGAGGAAGTGTGATGGACATTGAGCAATACAACCCTAAAAAAGACCCTAAATACATTGGCTATATTTTCCGATTTTTGAAGAAAAAATCCAAACTGCTTGAAGCTTCGGGAGCTTATCCGCGAATTGTTAAGTTTAAAGATGGGTTCGGCTGGTATATCGGCTGGTTTATTGAAGACGGTCTTGGAGACTTTATTGGCAGCAGGATTTATTACAGCTCCGAAAAAGTTGAGACATTTTGTTTTGTGAAAACCCCTGAAACAGAGGTGGTTACCGAAGTCAAATGGGACGAATACGAACGTATCGGAGGGTGTGCATTAACTGAATGGCATCACAAATGGATTTATGCCAATAAACAATCACGCAAATGCCGCCACTGCGGAAGATGGGAACGGAAAGCCGTCAAGACCGTTAAGACGGTTGAACGTCGAACATTATGGGAGAGCGAGTCATGAACATCAAATGCCCGAACTGCGGGGCGGTGCATAGCCTGGACAGCTTAATCAATGACGCAGACGCATCAGCGGTATTAAAGGCTGTGTTGGAGATGGATGCTGAAATGGGCAAGGCGGCGATACGGTATATCGGTTTGTTCCGCCCTGCCAAGTCCCAGCTCTCTTGGGCGCGTACCGCAAAACTGCTGAATGAGTTGCTGCCGATGATTAAGGCGCAGGAGGCGGCACGCGACGGGGTTTGTTTCCCCGCACCTGCCGAGGCTTGGATTCATGGCTTTAACGAGACGGTCAATGCACGCGACCAAGGCCGTCTGAAAACGCCGCTGAAGTCGCACGGCTACCTGTATGAAATCCTTGCGGGCTGGGTTGGCCAGCCAAGCGCAGGGAATCAGACAAACCAACCCAACCGCCGCGCCACACTACCGGCCAACCCCAGCCAAACCTTGACCGCAGCCGCATCGCTGCAAGGACTGAAGAAATGAAAGAACTACCTACCCAACTGCATAACGCCATGATCGACGGCCTGACCATGCTTTTGACCCTGCGTCTGAGCGGTTCGCCGGCTGCCGATACTGTGGCCGCGACTGCGCAAACATGGAGCCGTGTATTGGCGCACGGCCGGGCGTGGGACGAAGCGCGAGATGTATCGCGCTTTCAGACGGCCTTTATGGTGCTGGCGAATGAGACCAACCGCTGGCCGAGTCCGAAAGACTTTTTAGACAAGCTGCCTCCACCGCCGGAGCCGTTGAAGCTGGAACACCATTACCACCTCACGGAAGAGGGAAAAGCGAAGGGAAAATCGGCTTTAAGCCGCATACAGGGCGTAATTAAAGAGGTGTTAAGAGACAAGTCACTTATACCGCCTTCGGCTGAAACCGCCACCGAGCAGATTTTGAGACACCGCGCGAAAGTTGAGGCACTTGCCCAGCGCGAACGCGAACAAGGCTTGAGCAAGCCGAAATGTTAAACCCAACCCGAAAGGAAAAGAAAATGGCTAAAACCCGAATCAAACAGCCCGCGATCGAAGCGGCACAAGACAAAGCGGAAGTTACCGCATTTATCCGCCAAATCGGCGACTTGCAGCGCGAAGTCAAACGCCTGGAAACCGAAGCTGGAGACAAAAAAGCGGTCATCGAAGAAGAATATGCCGCCAAAGCCGCGCCGATGTGTGCCGAAATCATGAGCCTGACCGAACGTGTGGCCGCATACTGCGAGGCACATAAGGACGAGCTGACGGAAAACGGTAAAACCAAAACCGTGGACTTTACCACCGGCCTGATTAAATGGCGCATCCGTCCACCATCCGTCAAGGTAACGGGCGTGGCCGCCGTCTTGGCATGGCTCTCGGAGAAATCCGCCTTTGCCGAGTTTGTCCGTACGAAGAAGGAAATCGACAAAGACGCCATCCTGAATCAAAAAGAGCGTTTTTCAGACGGCCAAGTGCCGGGAATTAAGATTGTGTCGGGGCTTGAGGATTTTGTGATTGAGCCTACGGAGCAGGAGTTGGTGTGATGGAAAACGGAAATTTAAATACTGATGAGCTGGAATTTTTAAGAATTGCCGCACGCGATTCCTTCTACATCCACGCTCAAGTTGAAAATGCCAACCGAAAATTGGAAACCGCTTTTCTCGTGTGGGGAAAAGTGAAAGAAGGAGAAAAAGAGGCTATGCGCGCCCGAAAAAAAGCCTTTATTTATTACTGCTTCGGGGTGGTTTGGTTTTTT